CTTAACGCTGCCAACATGCCTAATGTTGATCAGATACTCCCACCCAAGATTGAACCTAAACCGCTTGATCCTGTATCAGATATTATGGCTGCTACTAAGGGTGTGCCTATTGCTGCATTTCCCGGTCAGAACCATGATGCACATATACAGATTAAGATAGCGTATCTTGAAGACCCCATGAATGGTAAGAATCCAATCATGCAGCGCATTGCTCCAATACTTCAGGCTAACATTCAAGAACATTCTATTATGAAGTATCAGGAACAAATGAATGGTATGACTGATCAGATGATGCAGGGAGTTAGCCCTGAAGAAGCGCAGAACCCTGCTGTTGTTGAGATGGTTATGGCACAGGCAGCGCAGCAGATTCTTAACGCTAATCAGGCAATGGGTCAGGCACAGTCTCCTGAACAACAGCTTGTATCTCTGGAACAGGCAAAGGTTGAACTTGAGAAACAGAAACTACAGTCTGATACTATGGTTCAGGCAGCAGAGATGGAACTCAAAACCAAGAAACTTAAACTTGAAGAAGCTGATCAGATCATTGATCTTCTCAAGACTAATGCTACTAACAGCATGAAAGAAGAAAAATCAGAACTTGATCGTGAAGCTAAAGAGCGACTTAAAGAACTGGATATTGAAGGCAAGCTTGATCTTGAAGATTTTAAAGTAACAGCAGCTAATGAAAGAGAAGTTGCCCAGACAATTAAAGATATGTTAGAGGCAAGAATGAAAGATGATAAAGATATGGAAGATAAAGCTCTTGAAGCTTTAACACAATTAGCAGTAATGCAAAGGGAGAATAATTATGATGACTAAAGGTAAGGGGTATCCTGAACACGTAAAGGATACTGGTAAAAGTTTTGGCGATGCATATGCACAGGATATTACAGGCGGTCGTAATGTTCGCAGTGCGCTTAACGAATGGGATGACTTCTCTTGGAAGTCGTCTGATAGCAAGAAGGGTTCTAAAAAGAAGTAGATGAATATTTGGGATGAAGTAGTTAATGGTTTTAATGAAGAAATTAATAACCTAAGACTTACATTATCAAATGGTTCTGCGGAAGACTACTCGCATTACCGACAAATAGTAGGGTCCATATCAAGTCTTGAGTGGGCCAGAGATAACTTAACAGACATAGTTAAAAAACGTATGTATATGGAGGATGACTAAAGAGATGCAACAAGTGAGTATGGGTGGTGCGATCAAAAATGATCTTTGGATTACTGATGTAGACGAAGCTCCTGATCCCTCACCATTGCCGAAGATACCGGGCTTTCATGTTTTGGTTCGCCCTGTTTCGGTAAAAAGCGTAACCAAGGGTGGTATCCTACTGCCTGATTCTACCAAAGATGATATGGCTTATCTAACCACAGTGGCACAGGTTCTCTCAATGGGAGACTTGGCTTATATGGATAAAGATAAGTTTCCTGCCGGAGCTTGGTGTAACGTAGGCGACTATGTATGCTATGGTAAACATGCAGGAACTAAGTTGTTTTACAAAGGAGTTAGGCTTATTCTTTTGTTTGATGATCAGGTTATTATGAAAGTAGAAGACCCAAAAGACCTTGATCCAACATTTAATCTAGGAAAGGGGTCTGGATGATTTGGGAAAAGTAGTATAGTGTGGTATAATATTAATAACGTAAATCGTTTGTATCGTTAGCAACGGAGAATAAAATGTCTACAGAAGATAACTGGAACGATATTGAAGTTTCAGAAGAAGATAAAATTGAAATTGAAATTGAACAGGATGCGCCTGAAGAAGTTGTAGAGGAGCAGCCTGTACTGGAAGCTAAAGATGAAGTCAAGGAAGAAGTTAAAGAAAAAGCTCCTGAACTGGAAGGTATTGAAACCAAAGGTGCGGAGAAAAGAATACGGCAACTTATTCGTCAACGTAAAGAACGTGAAGAAGAAGTTGAAAAGCTATTAGAAACTAACAGAAAACTTTCTGAAACATTGAAACAAAAAGAAGAAGAAGTTTTTAATGTTAGTAAAAATAGTCTTGAAGCATCTGAGAAGCAGCTAACAGATAAGATTGACTTAGCTCGTCAGGCTTATCTAGAGGCGTTTGATGAAGGTGACAAGGAACGGGTACTTAAAGCACAGGAAATGCTTAATGATGCCCAATCAGATTTAAAGAACGTAACTTCAGTAAAGTCTCGTTACTCTGAAGAATATTCTGAGCCTGTTCAGCAAGAAGCACCGGCCCCCGCACCAAGACGCAGGGATAGACGTGCAGAAGAATGGGCAGGTAACAATGAGTGGTTTGGTCAGGACAATGTTATGACTGCCGCTGCTTTGGCAATCGATGCTGATCTAAAGGAGCAAGGATATGATCCAGACGATGAAGACTTTTATGACGAAGTTAACAACAGGATTCAAGAAGCTTTTCCACACAAGTTTGGAGAAGTTCAGGAACGTGTGCAGGAAAACACGAACAAACCTGCTCAAGTGGTATCGGGGGCTTCACGCTCGTCTCCGAACTCTGGTAGGAAGATTAAGCTTTCAAAAGAAGACGTAAATCTTGCTAACAAATGGGGTATCCCACTTGAAAAGTATGCCGCTGAAAAGTTGAAGGTAACTTCGGCTGATGGCGAATATACTGATATTAATTAGAACGTGGAGGATAAAATGAATACACGAAATGAATCACGTAGTAGCGATGTTCGTGAGAACAACATGAGAGAAGATCAGTGGACCTTTGAAGAGCCTAATGCTTTGGAAATACCTGACTCGGTGAAAGCCCGGTTTGATTCCGAAGGAATGGCTTATCGGTGGATACGTATATCTGTCAGAGGTGTCGATGATGTACTCAATGTTGGGAAAAGACTTCAGGAAGGATGGGTACTTGTTACCCCCGATGAAGTTCCCGAACTTGCAATTTCATCTGCCGTGAGAGATGAAGGCCGGTATCAAGGTGCAGTCTGTCGTGGGGATTTGGCGTTAGCCAAAATGCCAGCCGGTAAAGTTAAGGCTAAGAGAAGGTTTTATGAGAACAAAGCTAATGATCAAATGGATGCTGTGAATGCCCAGTTGATGAAAAACTCTGACTCTCGTATGCCTATTACAAACTCTAGCCGTTCAGTTACAACACGGGGAAGACAACCTTCTTTTCAGAACTAACTTCCCCATAACTAAGGAGATGAAACATGTCTACTACTAAAGCATTTCGTGGTTTCATTCCTGCTCGCAAAAAAGGCGGCGGCTACAATAACGAAGCCGTCACTGACATGATTACTCTGACCTCAACGGGTCAGGCTCAGTCGCCCACCAATAGCATTTTTACCGGCGATCCGGTTGTGCTTCCCGGTGCGGGCCTTGCAACGATTACTCCGTTTATCGCTGCAACGCTCAAGCCCTCTGGTGTGTTCATGGGTTGTCAGTATGTTGAAAATGGCGAGCAGAAATTCTCCCGGTATTGGCCGGGTGGAGTGTCAGCCACGGACATTAAATTTTTTATAATCACTGATCCCGATCAGACGTATTATATTCAAGCCTCTACGTCGCTTTCGGCGGGAGAGTTGGCTATTGTCAAAAACTACAATGTAACCGTTAGCTCCGCTAATTCTTCCGGTAACACTCAAACGGGTCAGTCCAGTTACTACCTTGATGGTGCATCCGGTACGGAAGCTTCTGCTGCTGTACGTGTTATTGGTAAAGCTCAGTATCCAGATGAAAAAGATACGGACGCTTATCCGATTGTGGAAGTATGGCTTAACCATCACCGTGACCGTTTCGTAACGGCTACGGCATCTACGGCTTAATAGGGAGGATTTATTATGGCTATTAATAGAGCTAGTATTAGCAAAGAACTCCTTCCCGGTCTTAACGCCGTATTTGGAATGGAGTATGGAGAGGTCAACAATGAACATGAACCTCTTTATGATGTAGAAAACTCGGACAGAGCTTTTGAAGAAGAAGTCCTCTTCACTGGCTTTGGCACTGCGCCGACCAAAGGCGAGGGTGCTGCGGTTTCTTATGACGATGCACAGGAAAGCTACACGGCCCGTTATACGGCGGAAACCGTTGCGCTTGCCTTTGCTGTTACTGAAGAAGCTATGGAAGATAACCTGTATGACACGTTTGCGAAGCTTCGTGCCAGAGGTCTTGCCCGTGCGATGGCAAACACCAAGCAGGTAAAAGCCGCTAACATTTTCACAAATGGTTTCACTGATACCATTGGTGATGGTGCTGCGTTCTTCTCGGCTGCTCATCCGACTATTTCCGATGGTAATCAGTCCAACCTTCTGGCGGCTGCTGACCTTACGGAAGCAACTCTTGAAACTGCGCTTACCAGCATTCAGAAGATCAAAGATGATCGTGGTATTCTGATTGGTGCTAGTGCTGTTTCTCTGCATGTCCCTGTTGATTCGTGGGCGATTGCGGATCGTATTCTTTCATCGCCGGGTAACACTCAGACGAGTGCTGCCGGTGCTAACCCGAATACGAACGCCATCAATGCCACCCGTCACATGGGTATGATTCCTGAAGGTTACTTTATCAATCGTCGTTTCACCGACGTTGATTCCTACTTCATCAAGACTGATGTTCCGAATGGTGCGAAGATGTTCGTCCGTTCGCCGCTTCAGACGAAGATGGAGCCGGACTTTGATACGGGTAATCTTCGGTTCAAGGCACGGGAGCGTTACAGCTTCGGTGTTTCGGATTGGCGTGGCTACTTCGGTAGTGCCGGTTAATAAAGTGTGGGGGAGTGGTGTAATGCCACTCTCCTGCTACTTTACCTAAAGGAGAGATTATGGCTTCAAATATTAAAGTTGCAATAGCAACTGGAGATGCTGTTCTTAAATATGTAGATACTGACACAACTGTTGGAAGCAATGGTACTGCTGATAGTAACATTCCAAGCACGACACGCATCGTAGCTATTCATGCATTGGCAACAGCGGCTGGTTCTTATTCAATTAAAGGTCAACGTCAGATTACAAATAAGACTGCTGAAGGTACAGCTATTAAGTTTCAGGTAGCAGCCAACGAAGCTTCGGATATTTATATCGGAGACATGGGTGTTGCAGTTTACGGTGTGGTCAGTATTTCTGGTCCCACTGATGGTTGCGTTCTAACTGCTATGCTTGGCTAGTCATGCCTGACTACGCATTTTTAAAATCAGATTTAATTAATACGACTGAGAACGACTCAACGGAGTTTGCAACGCAGATTCCCTTTTTCATTACCAAAGCAGAACTTCGTATCACAAAAGATATTGATGATATTGGTTTGGATGAATTTACAACCGTTTCAGTTTCATCAGGGAATGCAGGTGCCGTTCCGCTGAATGATCGTGTACGTATTGTTCGTAACGTAAACTATACTGTAAGTACAGGAACAACTGTAACTAATTTACTGCAACGTACTGTTGAGTATGCAAATGATTACTGGCCTGTAAGTGCATC